CATTTATTCCAGATGTGGTCGACTTATTTGCACTAGCCACATTAGTTTCTGCAGCTCCAGCACTTCCATAATTATAATTAGGCCCCATTGCTGTAACTTTATTAGGAGTTTTAGATATTAAATCGGCTAGAGTTAAAGTATTGGGAGTATATTTTTTATTAGCTTCCGCTTGAGCTGCTAATCCTTGTTCTAAAAAACCTTTGAAACCAGTACCTTTATTAGCACTTAATTGATTCATCATATCCGCATAAACATCTTCAGCGCTCCCTGATTTTCCATATAAAGAACCATAAAGATTGGCATATAAATCTTCTCCCGTTTGTCCTAAAGTATTTATAAAGCTATGTTTAGGTCCTCCAATTAATTCATGACCTTCTGCAACTACCCCTCTTGTTAAACCACTTAATTCATTTAGTACACCTAACGCATTTGCTCCAATTCCTCCCATAATTCCGCCACCTAATTCATCTCTCATTGTAGCTGCAGCGGCAGCATGACGAGCATTGGATAAATAGCCACCTGAAGTGTCATAATCTTGAAGTCCTTTTCCGTAATTATAATCTGCAGCGGCAGGATAAATAGCATCTATACTTGCAGGGGTAAGCATATTACCTACTCCTCCAAATTTTAAAAGCTCTCCTATTCCTCCATTCGCTTTCTTCACCCGACTACCATATTTATCCGTCCAATCACGAGCAATTCCTGGCTCGTTGGCCCATAAATATTTACGTTGTTTTTCTGATTTAAATGGCATTATCTTCTTCCGTCCGCTTGGACATCAAGTCTGAAGGTTCCTACTTTCCAGTCTTGATCCGTTCCTGTATTTTCTACTTTTAAAGAGACCGATCGTGCTCGAGCTCTTGTATCTACTTTAGTCGTGCTAGAAGTAATTGTAAAGGGTCCTAATGAAGAACCGCTTTGTGATGAATTAGGATAATCTCTTAAGTTTAAAGTGACCTGTGTATTACCTGTTTGTGATAGGAAATCAGGAATAAATCGTCTAATTTTCATAAGGTATTCCCCATCTCCTCTAAAGGTAATTCCTTTATTTTCATCTTGAGTAATATCAAAATCTCCGGATTCAATGTTAGCGGTAATCGCTGTAGTGGTTCCTCCTTTAACTTGATTGTTCCCTGTTTCATGTTCGTAATAAACGGTAGTACCGTCTGTATTTCCGGTTACATCGAAAGAAGTATCTGTATCAACATCATACGCGGTTCCGTGAGGTTTACCAAAGACAGAAGAATCTTCCCATGCGGTTCGATTTAAACTGCCTGTCGTCCAGATCCCTCGTTGGGAAGAAGAGTCAATATAATTATAAGCGACCATTCGATTAACCACGTTGGATCCATCCGTACAATAAAACCATATGACTTCTCCAAATAGATTGTTTAATCCACAGTTAATAAGTTGATTGGAGGTTGTATTTAAATCATCATAAACATAATCTTCCACCAAACAGTCCATAGATTCTAATTGCCCGGTGTATCTAAAGAAACCATTCTCAGACATCCAGTAAGCCGTACCATCGACCTCGCTGGCAGCTTGTTTTCCAATGAGTCCACAGTTCGTTCCTGATTGTTCAAAGGCGAAAGTATAAGGGGATCCGACAAAACGCATAATGAATAAAGAAGTGTCGGTCCAAATGTATGTTGCATTACGACCTCGAATAGCTCCCATAATTTTAGAACCACCGGCTAATCTTTGTGTGCCGGCTGTATTGGTGGCTGTAGGGGTGTAAGTATTTAAATCTTCTCGGTTAGACCATCTTACATAAAGAGGGTCTTGTGTTGAAGTAGTTCCTATCGTTGTTTCAGTTCCGAAGAACACTAAGTGCCGATCGGGAGTAGAAACCAACATATCTCTAGAAGCGGTTGGAGCTCCTGAAATAATCGTAGCTCGACTAGAGGTAGCATCCGCTGCATCTGAATCCCATTCAAAACAGGCGCCGTTGGTAATTAAAGCGATCAGTTTAGATCCATAATTATCCAAGGTCCATGTTCCGGGATCAAAGACTTTATCTCCTGAAGCCGCTTCACCCCATCCGACATAGTCGGTTGTATTGGTAACCGTGGCTCCATCGGAATGGGCACCGCGCGTACTATTTCTAACTTCTCTAGTAATACCCGTTAAATCGTTTCCTGAAACTCCCGTGTAGGAAATTTCTTCGGTCCCTACTTGAATATAACATGTTCCTGAAGAAGGAAAAGAAGAAGCATCGGCTACCGTAATGGATGTTCCGGATCCTCCGGTTCCTGCGGTATCATCGAGTAAAGCACCATTTAAAGTCGTTGTAGCTTCTCCTGAAACGGTACCACTATATTGACCAATCCCCCAACCGTAAGCTCCGAGTTGTTGAGCGGGTCCTACGGAATAATAATGTTGAACACGAATCCCTCCGGATGTTGTTGCTCCAGTTCCCGTTTCAGCTGAAGACATCGTAATGGTAAGAGTGGTTGAAGTAGGGACCGTTGTGACCATAAATTTTATGTCATCAAAATCAGCCGCTACATAATCGGAATCCGTAATCGTTGTAAAATTATCAAGATAAATAATATCCCCGGCACTTATGTTATGTGACGATGCAAAAGTAATCGTAACGGAAGTGGATGCATTGGTTGTGGTAAAAGCGCTGGTTAAAGTTGTAGTGCTTTTAATGGGGTGAATATCATAAAAGATACCCCCCGTATAAGCATATAAAATTCGATTGGTGCCAATGGCAGCAAATTTAATTTGTGAATTATTAATAAAATGATGGAGAGATCGAGCAGCTCCTGTGAGTTTGCTTTCTCCTAATTGAGACCAACCCCCTATTTTTTCAGGGGTTTCATATCTAAAGCGTACATAATCGCCCCCGACCCATTGCCCTTCGGCTGTGGTGGGTGTAACCTGTTTGTTAAATCCTGGTAAAAATCCTATCTTTTGTAGCATACGAAATCCGTTTAGGGTATGAATATACTAGATCGCGGCAAGAATCAACCGTCTTTACCTTGCGTTGGTAGGGACACCTTCTGAATTGACGAAGGGTGAATGTGCAAAAGCCGTGTAGACGTATGTATCACCTGAATTATTAGTCTCTGAAGTCGTACTTATACATTTAAAACCATTAGAAAGAATATCTACATATTCGACAGCTCCTTCAGCATTAGTTAAATCAGCGTATAATTCACTATTCTCAGGATTATAACCCAATCTTCTATCATCATAAATACACCAATTCCCTGTACTATTACTTTTTTTTATCATAACATAAGCTGGTCTAAATCCTGTGTAAACGAATGTGCCATCGGCATTTCCGTTTCCTGTGTATGTTCCAAACTTGCTGAAGCCTTGTTTATTTGTGAAACAATACATCATAAAAGTATTACCATCATTATTATTCCAACTATCTCCACCTATACTAACCACATCTGAAGTTGGAGCTGTATCGTTCCACCATGATGCAGCAGTAGCCATAGCAGCATTACTCTCTAGTCTTAAATTATTAGTAAACCCAAGAGCAGTATTTGTTGTTTGCCAACCATGACCATCGTTTTCTATTCGTTTAATGATAACCCAATCAGGAGCTGCACCTAATCCATGAGCTACTGTGGATGCTCCGAAGCCATCACCTCCACTATATTTATAAACTCCCTGTCCTGTTGTAGTATTAATTGAATAACTAGTAGGGGTTATACCAGCAGTTCCAAAAGTAGCTCCTGATGTAGTTCCCATTTTCCAGTTCCAAGCGACATAATCTTCTGTATCAGTATTAACTTTGACATCAGCACCTAAAGCAAAACCATCACTATCAAAAGATGTTAATGTATCGGCATCAGTGTCTTCTTCGGCAGTGGTATCAGGATACAAAACTTCAGTAGCACCTCTCACAGCATCAAAAAGACAATGTGAATCTGTAGCATCTCTATTTTTTATCCAGACTAAATCTGGTTGCATATCCGTATCGCCATCTAACGTAATAGCTTGAGAGCTTCCTGTTCCAGTATAAGTCTTAACTTGAAAATGTGCTTCTGGATCGTCTATTGCTGTAAAAACTGCCATTTAACCTCCATCGCTTCCTAAATTTTTTGTGCAAAGAGCAAGGTATCCGCTTGGTGGTGCGTATTCGAAATTGCCATAACCATTGCCATCTGCGTTGCCTGATGAAATTGTAAAACCTGAACTGCCTCCAAAGTTAACACCAAAAGTAGCTGTGGCACTACTATTTACATAACCGAACGCTGGAAAATAAAATCCTAATGGTGTACTAGCTGGAGCCGTTATAGAAACGGCACCTGTACCTGTTGCACCACTTGTTGGATCTCCACTATCTTGCCAAGTTCCATTTTTAGACCAATAAATTTTATTATTTGTTAAATCTAAAGCGACACCAATAATGTCGCCAACAGTATATGTATCACCATAAGTAGTACCAGAGCCATTATTATCTACATCACCATCATTAGCATAATAGCCATAATCCGTAGCTTTGGATCCTAATTGATCTGAATTTGCTGTTGGTTGTTCAGACATGATTCCAATTATTTCAGAATCTCCGGAAGTATCAGCAACTACCTTAACTTCCCAATACCATTTACCTGCTGCCAAACCTACAGTTGCAGGTTGACCAGCAAATTCAGATGAACCAGTTACCCAATATGTATTACCTTGGCTAAAAGTTCCCCCCATATAATAATTATCCAAAGGATTAAAGGTAGCAAAATTATTCGTTGGTGTATCGGTTGCTTGATCGGTTGCGTCTAGATTAGTTGCTGTTAAATCATTTGAATTTCCTGATGCGTCTGCTCCTAAATCTGCACTATCTTCAAAGTCTAAATAAAAACCATTATCTCCAAAAGTTAATCCTGATACATCTTTCGGTTTCCATATAGTCGGACTATCTTCATCAAATTCACCAAAGTCTGTTGTTGTTAATGCTTGTCCATCGCAATAACATACTTCAGCTAAATATCCGCCAAAATAATTTCCACCACCAGCAGATGCAATGATGTTTTCATTTGCCGCACCAAATAACATATCTGTATCTTGTGAAGGATAAGTTGAGGTACTCCAAGAAGTTACTTGTGTTCCATTAACATAAATTTTTACTCTATCAGCTTCTGTAGCTTGTGTAGTATCAAAAACGACTAATAAGTGCATCCACGCACTAGTATCACGATAAACTGCATTACTAACAAATTCAAGATTTACTGAACTAATACTTTGTTTAATTTTCCATGTGTCTGTAGAAGAAAAAGCAATATTAAAATAATCACCACCATCTGAAACTCTATATAACAATTCTTCATCAACAGTTAAATTACTTCTTTTAATCCAAAAAGAAAAAGTTGCTATTCTTAAACTTGTTCCAGCACCACCAAAAGTAATTGCCATTTTAGCACTATCAGCACTATTAAACCGACAGGAATTAGCTACTCCTGTTGCTGCTGCTGCTGATTTTGCGCCTATAATAAGAGGCATTAAACCTCCTCAGGCCACTCGCCTAGCGGTCTTGTTTGTGAGCCAGGATCTCCAGTATATTCGTATAAAGCCGCTAACGCATCTACGTCAGCCGCATTGTCGATAGCCGTTTCCATGGTATTAGAGGTAGATCTAACGTCCGCTCGGTAGGTTGTGATTGCTTCGGGTACTGAATAACTTTCGACATCGGTTGCCTTTATGACATACCAATCTGTCGGTGCTAATAGTCCACTTGCTTGTCGTTTTATAATATTTTTATGTTTAGTTTTTAAACCTAAAGTAACATTATCATCTTCATCAGTTACGTCATCTAATGCTTTAGCCGTAGCACTTCCAAAGCTTGCTGTTGCTACGCCATCTGCAAAGTTAAGGGATTGATTAGTGTTGTTATAATAAGCCAGATCTTTCTTATTTGAATTATCAAAGACTACTTCATAAATGCCAATCGCTTCTCTTTCAGCGGTTGACCATGCGGCAGAAAAAATAGCTTGAGGATATTGGTTTTCACCAATAGTTATTCCTCGATTAGAACTAACTGTTTTTGTTATTGAATCGTTTTCTACTAATACAAACATTATGCCACCGTTAAGTTAAGGGTTGTTCCAACCTCAAGCCATTTTGTTCCGTTAT